TTAATGCAGCATTATTATATGCAGTTGTACCTTTTGTTCTACCTTCTTTTGATGCTGTTGCAAAACCTTCTATCTCTCCTTCTGAAACAAGATCAAGAAAGGTTGCAAACTGTCTACTATGAAGAGTATCAGGTTCTCTAGTTGGTTGTGGAGGAGATGGAGGTGGATCGTTACCTTTTGCACCTCTTATTAAATGTTTTTTTTCAATCATGCCTGTATTTGCTCCGTATCTACAGAACCACTGATTACCACTGAGCCAGTAAAGATTTCTCCAAATACCAGAGGTACGGGCGTTCCACTACGCCCCGTTTGTTGCGTCCCTCCAAAACTAAATGATAACCTGGGATCTTCTTCTGAACTAAACTCTGGTCTTTTCGGTAAAGGAGTTAGCATTTCAGACACACCTGTTAGCACTAAAGCAATACCGATATTTCCTGCAAATGCTGTGAGGCTAAACGCTCCAGATGCAGTAGAAAATCCTGCTCCTAAACCACCTGGTCCAAGTCCAAAACCTACACTTGGGTTTACTATTGCAAATCCTATCAATACAGCACCTAATAATATTTTTCCTAGTCCTCTACCAGCACCAGTTATAACAGGTACAAAATGAATATCCTGTTTACCTATAGGGTGTCCTAGTTCAGTTTTATCTAACTCATAGTCTCCAACTTTTAACTTGTAGTATCTATTATTCATGTGCTGCTCAATTCCAGGAAAATTATTTATTAAAAAACTTATTGCGTGAGCTAATGTATCTGCTTTTACTTCAAATTCTTTGTGACCTACAAACTTTGCAAGTTCCCCATATAATTTTATTTTACGAAGCATAACGATACCTCTTTCCTGTACATTTTAGTAACCAAGGCGAGTATGGCTCTCTACAAGATAGTCTATCGGTTAAATGATGAAGTACATCATCTCCAAGAAAAATAGCTACATGATTTAAAGTTGAATCTAAAATACTCATCAATAAAACATCTCCAACTTGTAATTTTTCATCTGTTCTAAGTTCTCTGAATCCTGTTCGCCAAGCATAACTTTCAAATAAAGGATCTTTCATAAACTCCTCTGGAGTTATAGGTCTTTCATAATCTTTCAACTTTATTCCTTTTTCTTGCTTGTAGTAATCACGGACCAAAGACCAACAGTCTGTTACACCCCATACCCATTGTCTACCTAACAAGGGTGCTTCATATCCTTGTGGCTCATAATATCCCCATTGTTTTGTTTTTGGATTGACTATATGCCAAGGTAGTCCACTTTGTTCACAACTAACTTTATCTGCCTGACTAGCAATAGCTGGAGTTGTTGGATGACTATGAACAACAGCAACTATGTCTCCTAAACTATCTGCCTTTACATAATCTTCTGGATCAAGAATGAAACATTGATGGGCTGTCATAGAAAGATTACGACAGGGGTAATATCTTTCTTTACCTCTAATATTCAACAAAAGACCAACAGATTCTTTTGGATCTTCAACTTCAGCGTGATTAAGTGCAGCTTCTTTCCAATTCATGTTTGTATAGTTCCAATAGAAGGAAACTCGGCTCTAGTACACTGTCTTTGTGGGGCACGAATACCAGCAAGATCAAATACAGCAGCTAATTCAAACTGTACTGCTTCTCTATTTTCTGCTGATTTCCTATCTATTTTGTAAATTTCCTGTGGGAACTCTGCTGTGTTATCTGGTGTTCCATAAGGATTTATGTTTCCAGGAAAATTTACTGCATCTATAAATCTAGCAAGAGTTCTGATACGGGTAACAGTTGCACCTGTTAAATCATTTCCAGTAGTGGTAGCGTTTACTGCTGCCAATATTGCTGTTATTGTTCCGAGGGCATTACTAACTGTAAGAGTTGGGCGAGGTAACTGTCCTTTGGTAAAAGCAAAACCTTCGGCTTTTACAGGAAATCTTTGGTATGTGTTCCCTGCCCAAACTACTTCTCCGTTATCTTTTAAAGATGAGCCACCATGGAATCTGTAAACTGTAGTTGCTCCATGTAAGCTGTTATCTAATGTAAGTGTAAATAATTCTATTACTGATGATGGGTTTATATTCTGGAGATTACTAACAATAGCAGCACTACTCATGGTTCAAACACCTCTCTAAATGTTGCCTGTACTGTGGCTCTATTGTTATATGGTATAGATTTTGTCCAGTTTTCGCAAACATATTGACCAGCACCAGATAAAGTGATAGAAACATTACCACTGTTAGTTGCACTGGCAGCAGCAGTAACAGTAAAAACATTTGAATCAGTAACCGAAGCAACAAGAAATGTACCATCAGTTGCCGATCCAGAAGTGTAATCAATAGTAAGTTCATCTCCTACAGCTACACCATGACTTGAAATTGTAATTGTTA